TTGATTGATATCGCCAAGGAGAGCAAGAATTACTCGAGTGATGACATTATGGTTATGAAGGGTATTGCATATGATACGGCATTTCCACTTATGGATTTCAATGGAGATTTGGTTCAGTTTTACGGATCAAATCCATCGGGACACCCTTTGACTGTCATCATCAATAGTTTAGTTAATAGTCTGTACATGCGCTATTGCTATTATGTGCAGAACCCCAAACATGAAGTGAAGAGTTTTAAACAAAATGTAGCGCTCATCACTTATGGAGATGATAATGTGGCTGGTGTGAGCAGTAAATGTGATTTTTTTGATCACACTAGAGTTCAAAATACTTTAGCTACAGTTGGTGTTAAATACACTATGGCTGATAAAGAATCGGCATCTGTTCCCTTCCTACACATAAATGACGTCGAGTTTCTTAAACGTAAGTGGAGGTGGGAACCCGCATTAAATTGTTATGTTTGTCCTCTCGCAGAATCTTCTATCCACAAAATGCTTACTCGGACTGTTCGATCGAAGGTCGTGTCAGATAAAATGCAAGCTGTGTCTATATTAGATACCGCTTGTCGAGAGTATTTTTGGTATGGTAGATCCATTTTTGAAAGAAAGAGGAAAGAATTTATGGAAATTTATGATAAACATGAATTACAGATGTATGCTTGGGATGGAATATTCCCAGACTGGGACACATTGTGTGAACAGTTTAGAGCGACATCTAACTGGTCTTTGGCTAGAGATCAGGGAGATAATCTCTGCACCGAAATGGCTGATCATTAGGTAATTACTGCACATAATGTAGGGTAGTTACCTACATGTGTGAGAGTGGACCTTTTGATGAATATTCCTGTGGCAAACCCACATGCACTATTTAGTGTAGAGTTTAGGAATGACTCAAACAATAACTTGCATCTGGACATAAGACCGTAAGTTCAGATTAAGACGTATCGGTTGCTTCAACACAAAATATTACGGAAAATGAAGGTGAACATATCCACCGTAGCGATAATGCTCAAACTGATATGTACCAGAATCTCACATTTCACGATTCTGTTGGGGGAGAAACTGTTGATTATGGTGATCAAGATAATTGGATTGCTAAATCTGATGGTACGCCGAGTATTGAACTCGGTAAGTTTTTATCTCGTCCTACACGAATTGCTAATTTTAATTGGAGTTCTGCGGATACCAATGGGAGTGTCATTAACGATATTGATCCTTGGTTTGAATTTTTAAATAACACTGTGATTAAACGGAAGATAGAAAATTTCGCATTTATTCGGGGAGATTTACATTTGAAGATTAACATCAATGCTTCACCATTTTATTATGGTTTGGCTAGAACATATTACACTCCCCTGGAAGGTGTTTCCAATTTCAATCGCATTGATTACAGTGTGCTTGGATCCAATAGAATTAGAATCCAAGCTTCACAGCACCCAGGTGTTTACATTTTACCACACGCTAATGTGGGTGGTGAAATTAAGGCGCCTTTTTTCTTTCCCCAAAATTGGGTGGATTTAGGAAGTGCTGATGAGACTAGATCGCTTGGAAAATTGCGAACAACTGTCTTATATTCTTTGGATACAGCCAATGGTGTAGTTGCACCGGCTATTTCAGTGCAAATTTTTGCCTGGATGGAAAATGTGGAGCTTATGGGGCCAACTATTAAACCAGTATTGCAATCTGGTTCTAAAGATGAGTTTATAGGTCATGGACAGGTTTCAGCTCCAGCATCAGCTGTGGCTTCTATAGCTGACAAAATGAAAGACATACCTGTTATAGGCCGGTTTGCTAGAGCAACCTCTATAGGAGCTTCAGCTGTCGGTCAAATAGCTTCATTGTGGGGTTATACAAATACTCCAGTTATTGAAGATGTTCGCGCTTTTATACCAAGGAATTTGCCTGCGCTTGCATCTTCGGAAATAGGAGTTGGATTAGAGAAATTTACTTTAGACCCCAAGCAGGAATTGTCTATTGATCCATCATTGCATGGGTTACCTAAGGATGACGAGTTGGCATTATCCTATTTGTTAACAAAAGAATCATTGTTGACAGTGGCCCCTTGGTTTTCCACCTCGGCCCCTGATACATTGATTTTCAACTCAAGAGTGGAACCTTCTCTGGGTTCCACAAATATTGCACCGAATGGATCCACGTTGAGTGGAATTACTGTTCAAGGATACATCGCCCATTTATTCCAGTATTGGAGGGGCGATTTAATATTCAGAGTTCAAATTATAGGAACAAAATTCCATAAAGGTCGTTTAAGAATTTCATATGATCCAGTAGGTGAAATTGGAACCAATGCTGATTCAATTAATGCAATTTTTACACATGTGGTTGACATTGGTGAAGAGAATAATATAGAGTTCCGAATTCCTTGGCATCAAGCTTTGGCATGGAAAGAGTCTCGATCTATCGAGCAAATTGCAGCTGATCCGTCATTTGGCGTTACACCGCTATCCACATCACCAGCTTATACAAATGGATTGTTTACAATTCGTGTCATGAATGCTCTAACTGCACCAACCACAACCAGTACAATTGGTGTGGCGGTGTATGTGCGAGGAGGTGAAAACCTCGAATATGCTGTTCCGCTTGATCTCACTGAACAAAATACAGATCGGATGTTGTCATTTCAAAATGTGCAATCAGGTAGTAAAAGCGGTAACATAGATACTATGCAAAATGAGATCACTCACGTTGTAGTTGGTGATCCTAAAGCGACGCCACATAATATGCGTTACGTTCAAAACTTTGGTGAAATCATCCCATCCCTGCGTAAATTATTGCGTAGGTCGTCATTGTTAGAATACATTGTTCTGGATGATCCACCGAGTTCCAACATTGGTTTTTGGCGTCAGACATGGCCGTTGACCACACCAGTGCCTGGACCTTCCAACGATGCGTTATACAGTTCAGTTAGTGCAGGGGGCGTTAATTATGTCCCTATGCACCCCATCACATTCATTCGTTATATGTATGCAGCGTGGAAGGGAGGCATGCGATATCATATCCAAGTAGCACCTGGATCTCAAGCCAATATGGATGAAATTACCGCACTAAGGATTACCAATTCAACTACGTCAACGAGCAGAAATGGCCAATCATTATCTACAACTGTTACGGATAGATCAGCTCGTGGCGCATGGTTGCGTACAAATGCTCCTTTGGGCGCGGGTGCTAGTGCAATTACAGCCACACGCAACCAGTGTGGTGTTTCCTTCGAAGCACCATATTATAGCGCATACAATTTTAGTGCCAATACACTTGTGGACAACACAACTGGACCTTCCAGATATAGCTATGATTTTCGCAATTTGTTTGGCATTTACTCTTTTTTTGATGGCACTACTGGTGGTGCCACCAATTTATCACAAGTTTCAATTAAGAAGTTCGCTTCTATTGCACCAGATTGGAATGTTCACTTTTTTGTGTCCGTTCCTACAATTTACCGATTTGTTGCACCAACTCCCACTGGGGGGTAGGTGTTTATATAGATCGTAGTCACATGCACGATGTGTGGCCCCATTTTTGGGTTTAAGCGATGAGGTTTTTCCTTTGTGAGCTTGAAGACATAAAACATAATTAGTACAATTTTTACTAATACTTTGATGTTTGTACCTTCAGTTCACACTGGGGGGAAATTTTTACAAAGTTATTAGTCGTGGTCTTTAA